CGCACAGAATGGTATAATATGATACACGACTACTGTAAAGATGATTTAGCAAAACTAGGACGTAACTTATTTGCAGAACACGACATATACTGTGGACTACGTAATAAACGTGAATTCTTTGCAATGCAAAATGAAGAAATATTTGATTATGCTATTTGGGTAGATAGAGCAGATCATTTACCATTAGAAGATCCTAGTTCAATGAGTATTGAGCAATGGATGTGTAATTACACAATTGACAATAATGGTGATTTACAAAGACTAAAGAAAAACGTACATATACTAATGGAAACAATATTTAAAAATCGGGGACTAAATCTCCCTGCTTCCAGCGGCTACCTTCTTTCTGAAGTACTCGTTGACAGTTAGCACAAATAGTTTTTAAATTACTAGGTCTACAATTAGTTAAATCACCATCTGTGTGAAATACATTAAACTGTTCAGGATGCTTTGATTTAAACCCACATTTTTCACAATTATCTTTTTTCTGATATCCGGTGCGTTTCCACTTAGGAATTCCGTGTCCAACACCGTTACGTAAACACCTTTCACACAGTGTACGATAGTAGGTTTTACCTTCTTTTTTATAATTAATTGCTGCAGGTCGGTGCCCACATTTACATAATGGTCGCATATTGTATTTACCTCACCTTTTTGGTCCCTTTTTATGGGTGTTTATTACGGTGTTTTATTTTATATAGGCTAAATAATAGTAACGAATGCTCACACTATTAATAGGAGAAATAATATGGCACTAACATCACCAGGCGTACAGGTTAGCGTAGTAGACGAAAGTTTTTACACACCAGCTGAACCGGGTACGGTTCCACTGATATTTGTTGCTTCCGCCGAAAATAAGACTAATGGCGCTGGCACAGGTATTGCTCCAGGTACTACAAAGGCTAAAGCAGGTATACCTTATTTGCTTACTTCGCAGCGCGACCTTACAGAAACTTTTGGAGATCCAATTTTTTACACTGACGCAAGTAACAATGCTATTCACGCAGGAGAGCTAAATGAATATGGATTGCAAGCAGCTTACTCATTACTTGGCGTTTCAAACAGAGCTTGGGTTGTACGTGCAGACGTAGACCTAGGACAATTACAAGCATCAGCAGATGCTCCAGCAGGTGCTCCAGCAGATGGTGCATATTGGGTAGATACTGCATCAACAGCATTTGGTATTTTTGAATGGAACGGCGCAGCCGTAACATCAACTGGCGGACAAGCATTCGGAGTTAAAGCACCAACTGTAATTACTGATGCAGCAAAACTATCCGGTGGTGTTCCAAAAGGATCAGTTGGCGCAATTGGCGACTATGCTATTGTTGCAGGACAAACTACAGCATACACTGTATACTACAAAAACTATTTAGGTAACTGGGCTAAAGTAGGAACAACTACTTGGACAGGTACTGTACCAAGTGTAACAGGTGGAGCAATAACAACAATCACTACTTCAAACACATTTACTGTTGACGGCGAAAGTGTTGCAGTAAGTGGCACAGACGTTGATGCAGTTGTTACAGCATTCAATAATGTTTCAAACTTATCAAATGCAGGCGTTACAGCAGCAAACATTGACGGACAACTTGCTATCTTTAACGATGGTAGTAATGCAGATAATATTGTAATTGCAGAAGGAACAGGACTATTAGCTGAGGTTGGTATTACTGCAGGCACATACTATATCCCAGAATTAGTAATTGATCCGCATACATCAGTTCCACAGTGGAAAACAGCATCAGCTCAACCACGTCCAACAGGCAGTGTTTGGATTAAGACAACAGAACCAAACAGTGGAGCACGTTGGAGAATTAAAGTTTGGAACGAAGATACAGCATTGTGGGATTTAGTTCCTGCACCAATCTATGACGATAATGCAAAAGCATTACTGGCACTTGATAAAGCAGGCGGCGGGATTAATCTTGCAGTAGGCGATCTTTATGTACAGTCTAACTGGACTGAAGCAGCAGATGAACTAGCAGAATTTAAAGTATTCCGTAGATCAACAGCAGGTGCTTCTAGTGTTACTTCAACAGCAGTAACAGCAAATTCAATTAGTGCTGGCACGTATGGATTTACACTTGCAGAAACAAAAGCAGGCGTGTCAACATACACATCAAAAACAATGAGTGTTGTAGCAACAGGCGCAACTACTGACGCAGAACTAATTGCAGATGCAATTAACAGTGCAGGATTTACAAATGTTGTTGCTTCAATTGATGCAACTAACAGAGTTGTTATTTCACACTCAAAAGGTGGAGATATTAAAATCACTGATACTGATGATGCATTATCAGATATTGGCATTACAGCAACAGTAATTAGTAACTGGACAGTACTTTCAGCATTTACTGCTTCAGCCACAGCACCAACATCAACAACAGCAGACGGTACATTATGGTATAGTTCAGTAGTTGACGAAGTTGATATGATGGTACACGATGGTACTACTTGGAAAGGTTATCAAAACGTACACGCAGGAGCAAAAATTACTACTGCGGCTACAGAGCCTACAGGACCAGCTGGTAACGATCTTTGGATTAGTACAGCAGACTTAGAAAACTATCCAACAATTTATCGTTATAATGCATCAACTACAGTATGGGATTTGATTGATAAGTCAGACCAAACTACTGAAGATGGTGTACTATTTGCAGATGCACGTTGGTCAACAGCAGGGGCGTTAAGCACAGAAGGCGCAATTGCAGACTTACTACTAAGTGATTACTTAGATCCAGATGCTCCAGATCCAGCACTATATCCACAAGGTATGTTGTTATGGAATTTACGTAGAAGCGGATTTAACGTTAAGAAATTTGTACGTAATGCTATTGACATTACTGCTGACAACGGTAGATTTAACAACGACGAAGCAATGAGTGGTTATCATCCACATCGTTGGGTTACTGAATCAGCTAACCAAGAAGACGGTAGCGGATCATTTGGTCGCCACGCACAGCGTAAAGTTGTTGTACAAGGATTACAAGCTGGTATGAATAGTAACCAAGAAATTAGAGATGACGAATCAAGAATCTTTAATGTAATGGCTACTCCAGGTTATCCAGAACTAATTGGTGAAATGATTAGCTTAAACTTTGATAGAGGTTTAAGTGCATTTATATTAGGTGATGTTCCAGCTAGATTATCGTCAGATGCTACAACACTTAACGAATGGGGTCAGAACACTAAATTAGCAGTTGAAGACAATGACGACGGACTTGTTAGTAGAGACGAATACCTAGGTATTTTTTACCCTTGGGGCTTTACAAGCGATAATGCTGGTAACAACGTAGTTGTTCCACCAAGTCATATGATGCTACGTACTATTGCATTAAGTGACCAAGTTAGCTATCCTTGGTTTGCACCAGCAGGCACAAGAAGAGGCGGCATTACTAATGCTTCAGCAACAGGTTTTGTTAATGCAGAAGGCGAATTTACTTCAGTTGCATTAAACGAAGGACAGCGTGATACACTTTACAGTGTAAACGTTAACCCAATTACATTTATCAATGGAGCAGGTCTTGTTAACTACGGTCAAAAGACTCGTGCAAGAGCAGCAAGTTCATTAGATAGGATCAATGTAGCACGTTTGGTTATCTACTTACGTTCACAATTGAACAAGTTAGCTAAACCTTACATCTTTGAACCTAATGATAAGATCACACGTGATCAGATCAAACAGGCAGCAGAGAGCTTGTGTTTAGAGTTAGTTGGTGCTAGAGCATTATACGACTTCTTAGTTGTATGTGACAATAGCAACAATACTCCAGCACGTATTGATCGAAACGAGCTATACTTAGATATTGCCATAGAACCAGTTAAGGCTGTTGAGTTTGTTTACATTCCACTCAGACTTAAAAATACTGGTGAGATAGCAGGCTTGTAAAAATGATAAATATATATAACAAATTAGGAGCAAAGTAAATGGCTATTTCATCATTATCAAAAATCACAGTTCCATTAGCTTCGGACGCAAGCAACTCTACACAAGGGTTGCTTATGCCAAAACTTCAATATCGCTTTAGAGTGAGTTTGGAGAACTTTGGTGTTAGCACAGGCGAAGTTACTGAACTAACTAAACAGGTACAGGATGTTACTAGACCTAACGTAAGCTTCGAGACAATGACTGTTGACGTATATAACTCAAGAGTTTATCTTGCAGGTAAACACACCTGGGAAGCTATTACATTAACTTTAAGAGACGATGCAACAGGTGCAGTACAAAAACTAGTTGGCGAACAACTACAAAGACAGTTTGACTTTATGGAACAGTCTAGTGCAGCATCAGGTATTGACTATAAGTTTGTAACTAGAATTGAAATTCTAGACGGTGGTAACGGTAACTACGCACCCGAAACACTAGACACTTTTGAATTATATGGTTGTTATTTAGAAAGTGCAAACTACAATTCATTAGCATACAGTGCTAACGAACCAGTAACAGTTGCACTTACTATTAAATATGACAATGCTATACAAACTCAAGGCGCATCAGGCGGCGGAGTAGGTACAGCAATTGGTAGAAGTGTTGCAGCTATTGCATCAACTACCGGCGTAAGTTAATAGTTTATCTAGTTAACTAGTCTAACAGAATTAGGGGCTTAATTGCCCCTTTTTCATTTTATACGCACTTAATAACATTGGATAAATATTAGTATGGCAAACATATTCAATGGATTCTTAGATAATTTAGTTAACGGCGCTCTTAGCCCCAAAGGGGATATGGCCGATTATACACACGCGGCAAGATTGTATACTGACGATAATTTTCGCCTTGCTCCTAAACAAAAATTTCTATATCACGTAACACTTAACTTAAATGAAAATGTAGTAAACAAAATATTACCTGGATGGGTTCAGCGTCATAGTAACGAAGTTAATATGTTAGTTAAAAGTGTTACTATGCCAAAGTTTGATATACAAACTGAAACTAAGAACAAATACAATCGTAAAAAGAATTTACAAACACGCATTGATTATGCTCCTGTAAATATTGTATTCCACGATGACAACAATAGTATTGTTACTCAATTATGGACTGCATATTATAACTACCATTTTGCAGATGGTACATACGGAAGTAGAGACGGCGCAGGTGCACCTAACCAGTCAGCAAGACCATATGATAGATTTAATACATATATGGGTTCTCCAAGAAACGGTGATCGTTTTGGTTTAGATAATAATCAATACGAGCCGTTTTTTACAAGTATTCAAATAAGTCAGATGGCACGACATCAGTATTTAACATTAACATTAGTTAATCCAATAATTGAAAGTTGGCAGCACGATACGTTAGAAAATTCTGTTGGAGCTGATCCTGTACAAAATTCTATGACTGTTGCATACGAAAGTGTATTTTATGCAGACGGGCCTATTGACGAAGGTAACTCACCTAAAGGATTTGGAACAGTACATTACGATAATACACCTAGTCCTATTTCAGCAGGTAGCTCGTCGAGTTTATTTGGAAGTGCTGGCATATTAGCAGGCGGAACTAGTGTTTTAGGTGACATTGCAGGCGGAAAAGCAGATTTAGGTACATTACTTACAGCAGCTCGCACAGTTAAAAATGCAAAAGATCTTACTAAAGAAGGTATACGTAACGAAGCTTTTCAAGTTGCAGGACAAACTATTAGAACAGCAACAGGAACTAACGTAAGCGGTCTTGCAAATACTAGTTTTCCTAAGAGCGGAGGTACTGGAACGCAAACTACTGAAGCAATAGCAATTACTACTCAAAAACAAAATAAGTTATATCCGCCGTCCGAAGTAGTACAAACGTTAAACGATAATCCTCAGTTAAAGGAAACATTAGCTAAAAAATCATTGGCTATTGGCGCTATTAGTACAACAACTGAAATACCTGCGGACTTAACAACTTGGGACACACTTAACACTACAGAAAAAAATTCATTATTAGCTCAAGTTGACAGTGGCATTGAAACCGGCAATCAAAAAATAGTACAACTTGCGAATCAAATAGTAAATAACTTTAATGAAACTGGACAAGGGAATATTAGTACTGTTCCTGCACAGAAAAATCCTTTAGGAAATACATAATGTCATCTAATTTACCAACTCAAGAATCAACCGACAGCGGTGCTGAAGTAAAACAATTTTTTAACAAGTACCTTACTGATAGAATAGAATATCCTGCTTCAGAAGTTGATGCAGTAATCGGATATTTTGAAAATAGAGGGTTTGAAAAATCAAGTGCTATTTCTGTATCAACTGCACTATTGCAACAGGCAAAGATTGATAATATAAATGTTTTTGAGCTAATTGATACACTCAAAGGATTAACTAATGTTCAATTAAGTGACATTGTTGCAAACGTATTAAATTATGACAGGGAAAAAATTAGTACTCTAGGGTTTAAAGTAGAATCAAAATACGAAAAACTAGAACAGAGGAATATTTTATACTAGGATGATATGGGAAGATTTGCACAAGGAAAATATTCTCTTAAAAACCCTGACAAATTTGTAGGGACAAAAACTCCAACTTATCGCAGTAGTTGGGAGTTTACATTTATGAGATTCTGTGACGAACACCCAAGTGTTGCAAAATGGGCAAGTGAAGCAATTAAAATTCCTTATAGAAATCCGTTAACAGGTAAGCACACAGTATATGTACCAGACTTTTTTATTGCTTATGCTGATAAAAACGGTAAGCAACGTGTTGAGCTTATTGAAGTTAAACCTGAAAATCAAACAATAAAAGAAAAACTAGGTCGTAGTAGACATAATCAAGCAGCTTGGATAGTTAATCAAGCTAAATGGGAAGCAGCAAGAGCCTATTGTAAACAAAAAGGTATCTTTTTTAGAATTGTAACAGAACAAGATATATTTCATAATGGCAAAAGAAGATAATGGCTGTAATTATCAAAGACTATAATAGTATCTTTGTACATATTCCTAAAACCGGCGGCAGTAGTATACAGCAATGGTTATTAGATAACACGTCTAGTCAAGTAACAAAAAGTACCAAGCATCATACATTACAAAAACTTGAATCAAAGTACGGAAAGTTTGACTTTAGTTTTGCGGTTGTGCGAAATCCCTGGGACTGGTGTGTAAGTTGGTATTTCTTTACTAAAGATAGAGCGTTACGCAGGATTCAAAATCCTAAACAAAAAGGTAGGTTTAGTTTAGAATACAATCAACAAGTTTTAGACGACTATAAAAAAGGCTTTGAATACTTTATAGAAAAAACACAATTAAAAGATCAACATCATAGGACTATTGGTGTATCTTATATTATAAAGTTAGAAAATATAAATCACGATATACAACTACTAAAAGACAAATTTAATATCAAACAAGAGTTACCATATTTAAATACCTCGTCTAGAAACAAAGATTATAGAGAATATTATAATGATAATACTAAACAAATAGTAGAAAACAAGTTTAAAAAAGATATTAATACATTCGGATATAAATTCTGATAAATAATAGTAGCAGTTAATGGAAAGTTAAAATGACTAAAAAATTAGAAGATTTGCTTAATATGGATGATTCCAAAGAAATCATTAAACAAGCCGAACAACAAGAAAAAGAGCAGGCCAAACACGAAATTGCTCACCAAGAAAGTTTTCGTGATATAGCAGAGTTTGATAAAATTGCTAGTGCATTGCCTGCTGTCAAAGGTTTGGGCGATAAAGCAGACAGTGAACTAGAAGATATTGCACAACGTGCATTGACTGCCTATGAAGATCTAATGGATTTAGGAATGAATGTTGAATCACGTTATAGTGGTAGAGTTTTTGAAGTTGCCGGTGGGTTGCTCAAAACAAGTTTAGATGCTAAAACTGCAAAGTTAGATAAGAAACTAAAGATGATAGAGCTGCAACTTAAAAAACAAAAAATGGATCAAGATAGTGGGCCTAGTGAAGACGGAATGATTTCCGGTGAAGGCTATGTTGTAACAGATCGCAACAGTCTACTAGAGAGGCTTAAAGGCCTCGATAAGGATAAATAACATATAACGGGAATATGTAAAATGATGACAAGGTTTCAAGAATTATTAAACGAGTCTAAAAAGACATACGAATTTAAAGTTGGTATTGCAGGATCGCTGCCTGACAACTGTGAAGAAAGTATCAAGAGTTGTTTAGAAAAATATAGTGTTGTAGAAATGAGCAAGGGCAAAAGAACCCCAGTTCAGGAAAGACCTTTAGACTTTCCGCAATTAGAAAACACTGAAGTAACATATTTTGATGTTACTC